GATTGCTCGTAGAGAAGCTAAGAAAGAACTTAAAAAGGGTAATCCAGATGTTGATCCAGATCAAGCTGGTACTCCAAGTACATCCGACTATAAGAAATTTAGAGAGGGTGTGTATAACAAAGGTGGCATGGCTAAGAAAAAACCAGCAGCTAAGAAAACCACAACAGCCAAGAAAAAACCAGCAGTTAAAAATACCTACAATAAAAACTACGGTAAATGATTAAAAAAGGTAAGGAAGAGTTTGCTGGCTACAACAAGCCAAAGAGAACTCCTAGCCACCCAACCAAGTCACATGCTGTACTAGCTAAGGAAGGTAGTACAGAAAAGTTAATACGCTTTGGACAGCAAGGTGTATCTGGTGCTGGTTCATCTCCCAAGACACCAGCAGATAAAGCAAGACAAAAGTCTTTTAAAGCAAGACACGCTAAGAATATTTCAAAGGGTAAACTTTCTGCTGCGTATTGGGCTGATAAGGTGAAGTGGTAAATTTATTAATTTTTAACTAGAAGGATTAAGTATATGGCAATCGCACGTTTCCTAACCAAGCAATTGGAAAAGATGGACAAGTCAGCAAAGAAGATGGCTGGTTCCCCCGGCTATGATGAGGACACATTAGCTGCTCAGAAAGAGTACGCTAAAGAGAAGAAGATTGAAAAGTCTAAGAAGCTTAGCAAAGAGGAAGAGGCTGCTGCCGATAAAGAGGCATATGCATCTGCCATGGGTAAAGAGAAATCTGCTCCAAAGGGTAAGCTAACCGAGAAAGAGAAGAAGCAGTTGCAAGACGAATTGAATATGCGTAAGGGTGGTATGGTCAAGAAAAAGACTATGGCGTATAGCAAAGGTGGAATGACCAAGAAGCCAATGGCGTACAACAAAGGTGGTATGGCTAACTGTGGTGCTTCCATGAAACCTGCACAGAAAGCAAAGGCTAAATAATATGCCAAGCAATAATCCCAACCTCTTTAAGCGTGCCTATGAAAATGTAATGGGCACACCTGAGCAGAACAAGAAAGCCAAGGAAGATATCGAGAAGTACAAAGCTTCTAAGGCTAAAGAGAAAGCAGCAGCAGAAGAGAAGAAGATGGCTAAAGGTGGAGATGTTAAGAAAGGATTCAAACCCTGTTCTTCGTGTTCTTCACCAGCTAAGTGTAAAGCTGCTGGCAAGTGCTTGGCTAAGAAAATGGCAGCTGGTGGTAAGGTCACTAAGTCTGGTTCTAAAGCTGCTAAAGCAGGTAAGGCTCCTTTCCTAGCCGTTATGATTGGCATCCCTAAAGCAAAGAAGAAGTAAGGTATGGCAACTAAAGACGCATTAGAAGTTGATTCTTTAACTAGGCAACTAACTGCTCTTAAAGTACAAGCATCGAGTAGATCTGTACCTGATGCACGTTTAAATAAACAGATTATGGATTTACAACAGCAGCTAATGAAAAAGAAATCTGCATCTGTAGATTCACCAACTACTGCTCTTAGAAAAGGTGGCGTTGTGAAAAAGAATAAACCAGTAAAAAAGATGGCAGAGGGTGGTATGTCTAAAAAGCAAACTGCTAAAGTAGGCAAGGTTATGGGTGAATTTAAAGAGGGCAAACTGCACTCAGGCAAGAATGGTAAGGTAGTTAAAGATAAAGGTCAGGCTATTGCTATTGCCTTGTCTGTTGCTAGAAAGAAGAAGTAATCCATGACGATTACGTATTACCCTGCCAGAGGGCAGTCTTCTAACCTACCTGTCTATACCGCATTTGGTGGACCTACTGTAGATGCATTTGGTAGACTAAGAATCTGTGAGCCTTTTACATTATTTGATTCTTCCCATCGGTATTCGGATAATAACCTTTGGTCTACTGCTACCACAGGAACAGCAAGTGCTACATTTGTAGCCAATGAAGGTTTAGTTGACCTAGATGTAGGGACAGCAAACAACGATGAGGTTGTAAGAGAAACTACTAAAGTATTTTCTTATCAGCCCGGTAAAAGTTTATTAGTCATGAATACGTTTGTCATGGGCACTGCTAAGGCAGGACTACGACAAAGAGTTGGGTACTACGGAGCAAGTAACGGGTACTACATAGAACGTGATGGAACTAGTGTTTACTTAGTAGAGCGTAGTCTTGTAACGGGATCTGTAACAAATACTTCCGTAGCTCAGTCTAGTTGGAATCAGGATAAGTTAGATGGCACTGGACCCTCTGGTTTAACGCTGGATATGTCCAAGGCTCAGATCATGTATATGGATATTGAGTGGTTAGGTCTTGGTACGGTACGTATGGGATTTGTTATCAATGGTACCTTTGTTCCAGCCCATAATTTTGATCATGCAAATTTAGTAACGACTACGTATATTACTACCGCATCTTTACCGCTACGGTACGAGATTAAAAATACGGCAATAACAGCAAGTGCAAGTAAACTCAAGCAAGTGTGCTCTACTGTTATTTCAGAAGGTGGATATAGTTTAAGTGGACTTCAGCAAGCAATAGGTACACCCATAACATCTCCTACTTCTTTAGCTACTGCAGGTACTTTTTATCCTGTCGTTTCATTACGACTTAAAACCACTGCTCTTGATGCAATTATTGTTTTAACTGCTGCTTCTATTTTAGGTCTTTCTAATAACGTCAATTACGAATGGCGAGTAGTTGCTTCTGGAACTACAACAGGTGGAACTTGGGTCAGTGCTGGAACAAACTCTAGTGTTCAATACAATATTACTGGTACCTCTTTTGCTGGTGGCAGGATACTAGCTTCTGGTTATACACAGGGATCCAATCAAGGGGCAAGTACTGTTGATATTTTAAAACAGGCTTTATTTGCAAACCAGTTAGAGAGAAACGGATTGACTAGTAGTCCATTTGAATTAACTTTAGTTGCAGCAGCTTCATCGAATAGTGCAACAATCCATGCTTCTTTTGACTGGGAAGAGGTATCACGATAATATGCCAACTAAGAACAGAACAATTAGTACTGTCTTGACTACTAGCAATCAAGATATTTACACAGTACCAGATCGTTGGAATGCAGAAGTATTTAGTATCTTTATTACAAATACTACTACATCACCTAGAACAATATCGATGGAGTGGTATGATTCTGTGAATAGTACATGGAGTTATTTGATGAAGGATATGCCGCTAGTACCAAATGGAATAATTCAGATAGAAGAATCTATATACTTAGTTGCAACCGATAAGATCAGAGGCTTATCAAATGTTAATAGCAGTGTTACTGTAACCTTTAAAGTACTTGAGGATTTTGCTACGGCACTATAAACTATGGCAACTAAAAAGAAATCCACTGTTAATGCGGCAGGTAACTATACCAAGCCAGAGTTACGCAAGAAGATCGTATCGCAGGTAAAGGCTTCGGCTACCCATGGAACTGCTGCAGGTCAGTGGTCAGCAAGAAAAGCACAGCTAGTAGCCAAGAAATATAAGGCAGCTGGTGGGGGTTATAAGTGAGTGCAGCACTTAAAAAAAGTCAGCTATCTCTTAAGTCGTGGGGTGAACAAAAGTGGCGAACCAAATCAGGTAAGCCAAGCTCTAAGACCGGGGAGAGGTACCTACCAGAAGCTGCTATTAAAGCTCTTACTCCTGCGGAATATGAGGCAACAACGAAAGCTAAAAGAGTGGGCAAAGCAAAAGGTAAACAATTTGTTGCACAACCCAAGGCAATTGCTAAAAAAGTAAAACCCTTTAGGAAAGCAAAATGAGTAGAGAACTCACAGAGAAACAAGCTAAATTTTTAGAAGTCCTGTTTGAACAAGCAGGTGGCGATGTTGTACGTGCTAAGGAGTTAGCTGGTTATTCAGAGAATAGCCCGACATCGGAAATCATCAAAGGTCTTAAAGATGAGATCATGGAACGTACTCAATTGTACATGGCACGTAATGCACCCCGTGCAGCTATGTCACTTGTAGGTGGTATGGTTGACCCGACAGAATTAGGATTACGTGATAAACTAAGTGCTGCTAAGGATCTATTGGATCGAGTAGGCTTGGTTAAAACTGAGAAGGTACAGGTTGAAGCTACTAATGGTCTAATGATTCTCCCACCAAAGGAAAAGACAGACGAGGAGTAGTACATGGCATCCCGTTCTACCATCGGTAAATGGATACTGCCACAGCCTAAAGATGCACAAGAGAAGGGGGAATACATATCGATTCCCAAACTAAACGGTAGATTTGAAGCACCCTTTGGTTACAAGACATCGGAGACAGATCCGTTAATGCTTGATCCAATACCGTTAGAGTTAGATGCTTTAGAGAAAGCTAAGAAATATCTAAAGCAGTACCCTTCTAGGGAAGTTGCCGCTTGGTTGACTAAGGCTGCAGGTAGGTATATATCACACGTAGGATTATTAAGCAGGATAAAACATGAGCAGTATCACCAGACAAAAGCTTCTACTCTCAGAAGCTGGGCTGCCAAATACAGAAAAGCCATCGAAGAAGCGGAAAAGCACGAAAAAAGGCTCGGTGGCAAAGCAACAAGACAAGCAAGAGCCATCCTCAACGGCATTGACGGAGGAGACGAGTGCGAAGAATACTGGTGATGAAGTACATGTACCAGACATTAGTGAACAGAATGTAATATTTAAACCCAATCCGGGTCCACAAACAGCGTTCTTAGCAGCACCAGAGCGTGAAGTATTGTACGGTGGGGCAGCTGGAGGCGGTAAAAGTTATGCGATGTTGGCTGATCCCCTGCGATATATGGGTCATCCGCAGTTTAGTGGGTTGTTATTGCGTCATACCACTGAAGAATTGCGTGAGTTGATCTGGAAATCACAGGAAATGTACCCTAAGATCTATCCGGGTATCAAGTGGTCAGAGAGAAAGATGCAGTGGGTAGCACCAAGTGGGGCAAGATTGTGGTTTTCGTACCTCGATAGAGACGAAGATGTACTGAGGTACCAAGGTTTAGCATTTAGTTGGGTAGGTTTTGACGAGTTGACACAGTGGGGTACCCCATTTGCATGGAATTACATGCGTTCTCGTCTGCGTAGTACAGCACCAGACCTACCAATCTTCATGAGAGCCACAACAAACCCCGGTGGACCGGGTCATGCATGGGTAAAGAAGATGTTTATTGACCCATCTAGACCGGGAAAAGCATTTTGGTCTACCGATATAGAGACTGGGGAGACGATGACGTACCCCAAAGGGCACAGTAAGGCGGGGCAACCCCTGTTTAAGCGTAGGTTTATACCTGCAATGCTGACAGATAACCCATATCTTGCTGATCAGGGCGATTATGAGACGATGCTGCTGTCATTACCAGAGCATCAACGTAAGCAATTGTTGGAGGGTAACTGGGATGTATCAGAAGGAGCAGCTTTCCCTGAGTTTAATCGGAAAATCCACGTTATTGATCCGATGGACATACCTAAAAGCTGGGTTAAGTTCAGATCGGGTGACTATGGCTACGGTTCTTACTCAGCAGTTGTCTGGTTTGCTGTAACTCCAGCAGAACAGCTGGTTGTTTACAGGGAATTGTACGTAAGTAAGGTGTTGGCTAGAGATTTAGCTAACATGATTTTAGAATTAGAACAGAATGATGGGACGATTCGGTATGGTGTACTCGATTCGTCATGTTGGCATAAGAGGGGAGACACTGGTCCATCCTTAGCGGAACAAATGATTCAGCAAGGGTGTCGGTGGAGACCCGCAGATAGAAGTGCAGGTAGTCGTATTTCAGGTAAGAATGAAATACATAGGCGATTACAGGTTGACCCCTTTACAGAAGAGTCAAGACTGGTTATAACTAGCAACTGTACAAATTTAATTGCACAATTGCCAATCATTCCTTTGGATAAACATAATCCAGAGGACATTGATACAAAGTCTGAAGACCATTTGTATGATGCTCTTCGGTATGGTATTATGAGTAGACCAAGAAGTAACTTATGGGATTACAATCCCTTACACCAGAAGTCTGGGATGTCATTAGCTGACCCCACATTTGGATATTAAAGGTAAAGAATGGCAGATAAAAACCTGATCGAAGACGAATCCATTAATCTAAAAGATGTGAGCAACATCAATGAGGAAGATCCTGTAGCTGCTCCCATCGTGCAGTTATTGATGGATAAGTACAACAAAGCAGAGACTACAAGACGCAATGACGAAGAGAGATGGCTAAGAGCTTATCGTAACTATCGTGGCTTGTATGGTCCTGATGTACAGTTTACTGAGGCAGAGAAGAGCCGTGTGTTTATCAAGGTCACTAAGACTAAAACACTTGCAGCCTATGGTCAAATTGTAGATGTACTATTTTCAAACAACAATTTCCCAATTAGTGTAGATCCTACTGTATTACCAGAAGGTGTAGTAGATACAGTTAGCTTTGATCCAAGTGAAGAGAAAGTCCGTGCTGCTGTTCCTGACTTCTCTCCATACGGATACAAGGGCGATGGTAGAGATTTACCTCCCGGTGCTACATTTAAAACTTTACAAGATCAACTAGGTCCTCTAGCAGACGAACTGTCTGGTATTAACAATCTCAATGAAGGTCCCGGTCAGACTCCTACTTCTGCCACATTTAGTCCAGCTATGATTGCTGCTAAAAAGATGGAAAAGAAAATCAAGGATCAGCTAGATGAAAGTAATGCAAGTAAACAACTAAGATCTACTGCATTTGAGATGGCACTCTTTGGTACAGGAATTATGAAGGGTCCATTTGCTGTAGATAAAGAGTATGCAAACTGGACACCAGAGGGAGATTACTCTCCTGTTATTAAAACCGTACCATCAACATCGCATGTAAGTGTTTGGAATCTATATCCAGATCCAGACGCATCTAACATGGACGAAGCACAGTACATCATTGAGCGACACAAGATGAGTCGTAGTCAAATGCGTGCACTCAAGAGACGACCTTTCTTCCGTTCTAAAGTAATTGATGATGTTATTGTTCGTGGTGAATCTTACACTAAGAAGTATTGGGAAGACGATCTCAATGACTACCAAGTAGATACAGGAATTGATCGCTTTGAAGTATTAGAATTTTGGGGTTCCGTTGAGAGAGATATGCTCGAAGAGAACGGAGTTAAAATCCCTGACGAATTAAATGCTGCCGATGAATTACAGGCAAACATTTGGTATTGCAATGGTCGTATCTTGCGAATGGTATTAAATCCCTTTAAGCCAGCTAGGATTCCGTATTATGCTGTCCCCTACGAGCTAAACCCCTACTCTTTCTTTGGCATCGGTGTCGCAGAAAACATGGACGACACACAAACTTTAATGAATGGGTTTATGCGTATGGCGGTAGACAATGCCGTCCTATCTGGCAATTTAGTGTTCGAGGTGGATGAAACCAATCTCGTTCCCGGTCAAGACCTGTCTGTATATCCCGGAAAAGTATTCCGTAGACAAGGTGGTGCTCCCGGTCAGGCAATCTTTGGTACGAAGTTTCCTAACGTATCCAATGAGAACCTACAGTTGTTTGACAAGGCTCGTATATTAGCTGACGAAGCTACTGGGTTACCGTCCTTCTCACATGGGCAGACAGGGGTATCTGGTGTAGGTCGTACAGCTAGTGGTATTAGCATGTTAATGAATGCTGCATCTGGAAGTATTAAGACCGTTATTAAGAACGTAGATGATTATCTATTACGTCCTATCGGTGAAGCATTCTTTAGCTTTAACATGCAGTTTGATTTTGATGCTGAGATCAAGGGTGACTTAGAAGTTAAAGCCCGTGGTACAGAAAGTCTCATGGCTAATGAAGTACGTAGCCAAAGACTCATGCAGTTCTTACAGATTGCTAGTACACCAGCACTTGCACCTTATGCGAAATTCCCGTATATTATCAGGGAGATTGCTAAGGCAATGGATCTGGATCCTGAGAAGGTTACCAATAATATTGATGAGGCAATCAGACAGGCTGTGCTAATGCAACAAGGTCAACCCCCTGCCCCAGCTGCAGGTGCTCCCGGAGTTCCCGGTGTAGCAGATACAGCAGGTACTGGTGGTGGTAACATTGGTATTGGCATGGCACCTACACCACAAGAACAAGGATTCACAGGCAATGAGCAACCCCAACAACAACAAGCAGTACCTCCCCAAGCTCAAGGGCTGGGTTAATACTAATACGCAGTGGCAAGCGTTTACAGATATGCTTGACTACTACATTGAGTTGCACCAAAAGAAGTTAGAGCAGTCTGTAGAACCTGTTAACTTATATCAAGCCCAAGGTGCGATTACAGCACTGCGACAGCTTAAACATTTGAGAGACGAAGTCAATGCCGAAAAAACAAGCGGATAAAGAGGAACAGGATTTTCAAACTGGTATTAAAAAAACTGAATGGTTCAAGGAGTATGTAAAAGAATATGGAGAAGAACCAGATTTAAATACCAAAGACTATGATTATCGCTCTGCATGGAAGGCTGGAGTAAGACCACAGAGAGATCCTTATGATAAAAATAGGTACCATTGGAGTTCATCTAATCCAGAAACTGGGGAGATGCTTAAATCTAAAGAGCATCCAACTGCATGGAAAGAAGAGTATATGAAAAGAACTGGTAAGAACCCAGACGAGGCAGGTATAACTAAAGAGCAAGCAGGTATGGCTAAGGGTGGTCAAGTGAAAGCACAAACTAAAAAACTTCTAGAAGAAGGCGGTATGCTTCAAGAAGGTGGCACAGTAGACGAGGAAAGCGGTAATGATGTTCCTGTTGGTGCCATGAAAGAGGAAGTGCGTGATGACATCCCAGCTAAACTAAGCGAGGGTGAGTTTGTATTCCCTGCCGATGTAGTTCGTTACATTGGTCTTGAGAGACTGATGATGATGCGTCAAGCTGCCAAAGAAGGTCTCAAGAAAATGGAAGCCATGGGGCAGATGTCTAATGCAGAAGAGGCTACCGAAGAAGATGACGGTGAGTTTGAGTCTGAGTTAGATGACATCATGGAAGAGATTGAGTCTGAGGAAGGCGAAGAAAAAGAAATGGCTGTGGGCGGTATGGCTACAGAACAACAACCTGTTATGCCAGAGGGAATGACACAAGAAGCTGCTGCCTCCAAAACACCACAGCTTACCCCAGAACAATTAGACTACATCAATAAAACAGCAGAGAACATGAAGGCTAAAGAATCTGAGTTAGCTGACATTGAGCAGAGTACTCCTACTGAAGGATTAAAACCTAGCGATATTATTAAAAGTAATTTCCCTGCGGAAGAACAAGATAAAGCAGATGCATTTATTGCAAAGGTAGAAAAATTAAATCGTACAAAACGATTGATCTCTACTCGCTATAATGATACAGTCATACTTGGATTTGTAAAGAGACCCGGTGTTGTTGATCCTTACTTCTTCTCTAACGATCCTCCTGAGAAATTAGACAAAGCAATACAGGCAGGAATTGAGATTGCAAAGAAGGCAGGCGTTAAACGATTTGAGTCGGATCAAATGGGCAATATTGATTCTTTAGTTAAACTAGGCTACCCAGTACAGGAAACGGAGAAGGGCTGGTCATTAGATATAGAGTAATAAATGATAAAAATAATAAGAGTTGAAGAACAGCATTTAGATATTTTATTTAGTTTAATTGAACGGATGGTAGAAGAGAGTGTGTTTTCACACGCTAAACCATCTAGAAAAAAGATAGAGGATTTATTCCACTATCCAAAGAGTGCTGGGTTCTTGGCATATCAAGATGAAGAGTGTATTGGTTTTATCGGTGGGTATATAGGACCTTTCTTCTTCTCTGACTATGAGAGAGCGTCAGACTTAGGGTTTTATATAACCCCAAACCATAGAGGTGGTCGCACTGCTTTTTTATTGTTACGTGCATTAGAAGATTGGGCACGCAGTATGAATGTAAAAGAATTGTATATGGGGCACACAGTAGGTGGAAAAATAGAACAGACTAAAAAGTTCTTTATCCACAATGGCTATCGTGTCGGTGGCTTTAATAGCGTTAAATCTTTATAAGGAATACTATGTGTAGTGGAGGAGGACCAACAGGCATTGGATTTGTTGATAACGCTATTGACAAAGCAGATAACTGGACAGAAGGTGCTGGAGATATGTTAGCCGACATTGATCCGGGTCCAGCGATTGGAGATACACTTGCTAAATTTGATGAAGAGGTATTACAGCAAGTAGATTCGGGAACGATTGCTACTGCTGCTGCTGTTGTAACTCAACAATATTATCTTATACCTTATATTGCTGCCGCTAATACTGCAGTAAAAGGGGGTAGCCTTGAAGATATTGCTTTGTCTTTTGGAACAGCATATGTTGGTGCAGAATTTGCTCCAATGGTTTCTGAAACTGTTGGACCAGTAGTTGGAAATAAAATTATTACATCGGCTGTAACTGGTGCTACAGTAGGCGGTACAACGGGTGCTATTACAGCAGGTGTAAGGGGCAAAGATATTATAGAAGGTGCAACTAAAGGTGCCGTTGTTGGCGGTGTTGCTGGTGGTGTTGGAGGTGCCGTATCTGAAGGGTATAATTTAGTTAAGAATGAATTTGGTATTGGCAATACATATACCCCTGACTTACAAGCAGATGCAGACTTTGCAGCAGCACAGGCAGAGCATGCTCGATCCGGGGGAGCAAATGCAGAGCAGATTGAAATGATACTAAAGCAAGAAGGAATGCAACCACAAGCTGCTGCAGATATTGCTCGTATGACTGCTAGTGGCATAGGAGAACAGGCAGTATCGCAGAACTTAGTAGGATCCTATGGTGCTAATGAATTATACAAACCTCCCCCAGTTACTCAATCCTCTTTAGAAAAGGCAGGTCAAAAAGTAGTATCTAAAGCAATTACGGGAGAGATATTGGATAGTATGTACACTCCTCCCCCACCTCCGACTGTTCCTTTAGTACAACGTAGAACTGCACCATATGGTACCTACTCTGGAGAAGATGAGATTACTGGGAGTATGGATACAGACAATCAAGTAGCATTAACTTCCGTTTCCCCAACAAAGTATGAACTGCGTAAGTTCCAAAATGATGCGGGCAAAACTACAATGATTTCGTTTAAAGACGATGAACCACAGGCACCTATCCCTTCTGGGTATAAAGAAGTAGAAAGAGTTGGTGCAGCTGAGGGTGGACTTATGACCACAGCTATGGTAAAATACAGTAAGAAACCTTTACTTGCTCCTCGCAAGAAAGTACAAAAACCAAATAATAAGACAGCTAAAAAGGGGTTAGCTGTTAAGAAATAAAACAATTCCCCTTAACAATGGCTACCTAATACCCCACCATGTGTGGCAACTGTTAGCCCCAACCAACGAGGAAAAGATGGAACTGCAAAAAGTAGAAGTACAAACCAAAACAATGTCGGGCTTTGCAACACGTAATGCTAACAAGGAACGCATTGAAAAAGAAGAAGAAGAACTAAAACAGCTATCTGAGGACAACAAACCACAGGAAGCTAAAGCACAAGATGCTGAGGATTTTGAAGGGGAAGAACCTTCTAGTCCAGAAGAAAAGAGTTTTAAGAAGCGGTACGGAGATTTGCGTAGGCATACTCAAAAGAAAGAACTTGAGTTACAAAAGCAAATCGATGAACTTAGAGGTCAGCTAGAGAAGTCAGCTACTAAGCAATTACGTATGCCTAAGTCGGCAGAAGAGATTGCCGAATGGTCTAAGGAGTTCCCTGATGTGGCTAAGATTGTTGAGACCATTGCAATGCAAAAGGCTCAAGAGCAGTCTAAGGCACTAGAGGAGCGAGTCAAGAAGCTAGATGAACTTCAGGCAGATACCCTAAGACAGCGTGCAGAAGCAGAACTAATGCGTCTACACCCCGACTTTAATGATATTCGAGAGCAATCCGAGTTCCACGATTGGGTAGAAGCACAGCCAAAATGGGTACAAAATGCCCTATATGACAATGAGACGGACGCTATTTCAGCTGCTCGTGCCATTGATTTATATAAGGCAGACATGGGTCTGAATACCAAAAAGACTAAGAAGTCTGAGGATAAAGAGGCTGCTAGATCAGTAGGGAATAGTAAGAAAGCAGACTTTGAGTCAGCCAATGAGCCGGGTGCTATTCGTGAATCTGACGTGGAGCGTATGTCTTCGGCAGAATATGAGAAGAATCAAGAGGCTATTGTAGCTGCAATTAAAGCTGGTAA